AGGTTCGCAGCACTCACACTCCGCAGCATTCTGCGTGACAACGAGCTTCCCGTCTTTTAATGTCAACTTGCCATCAGTAAGGAGCAGTTTCAGCGTCATGGGGCTGGGCACTCGTCAGTTGAGATGACGGAGACGGTGTTGCCAACCTTGGAGCACGGAACCCAAATGTAGATGGTGTCTTGGTAGAGCGCCGAACTGTTGACGTCGATGTCATTGAGAACTTCCTGCTTCTCAAACGTAATGACTGGAATATCGTCGCCATCCACGGCAGGATCGGGCACACCAAACACCCACGATTCTTTCGTGTTCGCAATTAACCGGCAATCTTCCGGCGAATCTTCGTCAACGTGAGTAAAGCTGTCGATGATGTTTTGTTGCCTCAGCCGATGGACTGGCACTTCTGACCCTTCACTAGTGCAGACCACCCACGCATTATCCACCGAGACCTTGATGTCGTAGTATTGATAAGGACCGGGATCGTTCAAGTCCAAGTACCAGTCCGTGACGACTTCCATCTTTTGCATGGTGGCAACAGGAACATCTTCACCATCCATCTCCCGGTCGATCATGCAATACTTGCGAGTGTGGGCCACAATAGAGCAGGTTTCCGGGGAGTAGCCATGCAGCACTTCAAAGGTGGAAATGATGTCCTTGGAGGCGAATGGAATGGGAATCGACTCGGCAACTGTATCGCCGCATGCCTCAATCGCAGACAGTTGCAAGTTGGCTGACAGCGAGCAGTTGTCGTCCCAGGTAAACGGATTGTCGATCGGGAGCGTGTTCTTTACCGACTTCTTCATGTCTACCAACGTGAATCCAAGTTCGGCAGCATCTCCATCATCGTCGCTGACCATTACCAAAACTTCCTTGCCAGCCTCTCCAACGTGCCCGTACGGATTCTTGGCGGCTACCTGGGTGAACGCATCGCCATTTCTCTTAAACGCATCCGCTGAATAGTACGACTGTGAATACTTGGCGGAAAGATTGACGACAGCCTCGGTGGGGATCGTGGGAACCGGTTCCTCTTCCGTGGGCTGCGTCACGCATATTGGGTTTTCCAGTGTACCGGTCCAGAACTTCGCCATTAGCTGCGCGTCGATAATTTCGTAGCGGGCGTTTCTTTCGTTGTACACTGCTAGACCTTTACATCCCTTGCAGTGCCACTTTTTGAACATGCCACGCGGATCATAGACGACAACGTCCCCGCTTCCATCAGCCGGGTCGCAGCCATCCCAATAGTGGTTGACAGTGGCGGTTGCGTGGTCTGTTGTGAGCGTTTCATCCAGGGTGTAACGAACCCAGCGTGCGATGGTTTGCAGCGACGTGACGATGTATTCGCCTGTGCCTTGGTCTTGCCACGCCATCCCAACGTCGTTAATCCTGCCCCAGAACCGTCCACCACAATTCCACGCGTCTTTGACTACGATCGCAGCGCCATCAACCCACGCTCCCGCGGCGCGAGCACGCTTAACCGCCGCTGCCGTTCCCCCAAGTGATAAATTAGCAGTGAGCCTAAACGGGAATGTTTCCTGTCCGCCGCCTCCGCCGCCGCCAATGCACCCTGCGAGCAACGTGTCTCGGACTTCAAGCCGCTCGATCGCGGCAATCACTTCATCCCAGTTTCGATCCTTGACCTCATCGGTGCATGGACGTGGAACTACACCGTGTTCGACTGCGGGCATGTCGCATGTCATTGCTTGCAGCCTCCAGATCCACATGGAATCTTTTCGACATCCACCGTTACCTGCTCAATCGCCCACCGAGTGTTGACGGTCACGGGCGCGAGCTTCAATACGATCGCCGCACCTTGAATCTTGAACCGAGTCGGCCGCTTGTTAAGTTCGGTACCACCGTTCGTGGACCAGACACCACTGCGCCGTGCATTCGATGCCAGTGCTTCCTCGACAGTGCCCCCCGTGTGCAACGACCAAGCAATGTCCGCTGTGCCTTGTGCGAGCTTAGCACTGATGGTTCTGAGAATCATCTCATCGGTGCCGGTCATCGCCATAGGCGTGAAGTACACGTACGAAGTGAGATCGTCACCGTCGTCGTCTGTAACTTCGTGGTTGTGCCGGCGGATGTATCCGTCAGCACAGCCGAGTGTAACCGATGATGCGAGGTCCGGGCGATCGCGTCGTTGGCAGATGGCGGTTGGTTGCTTCTCCAGCGGAACCTCTACCGGCCAGAATGATTTATTCTGCCAATCGATCCACCAGTGCTGGGATGCCAAGCCTTCGACCAGTGACGTTAGCCACAGGTGAACGCCGACATCACGAATGTCGTATGCCATGCTAACGGCATACATCGTTGGATCCACATCGATCAGTTCTTCGGGAATCTTCAATCGAGACAATCGCTCTGGTTGGGACTGCGAGCACTGGTTGGGCATCACGTAGACGCCATCGGCCGAAAGGAAGCACATCCATCCGTCTGCTGTGTGGCACCACGCGTTCTGGGAAATGATTCCGATATCAAACGAAATGTTATCGAGAGAACCCTTCACCGGATCCCCGCGAAGAATCCAAAGCGTTGTCCGTGACGCCATAATCATGCACAGGTCCGAGTGAGGCGCGAGAGCAGTCACAGGATCGGCAATCATTCCAGCCCGCGACGTCGTACCGCTTACCGGTGCGGTAGCAGTCTGTAAAGCGAAGTCCCAGTTGGTTGGGTCTCCGGATGCCGACATGTACCACTGCTGCGGGTTCAAGTAATCGCCGGCAAGAACGAGACGGTCTCGGTATAAAACGCAAATAGAGCAACCGGTTGGGACGGTTCCCGCCGATGCCGTGAGATTCGTCAGCGTGCGAGCGGCTGGGTCGAGAACAAGCGGAACTCCATCGTATGCCAACCGTGCCGTCACTTCTGCGCTGGAAGAACGAGCAACCGAGTGCGAGTTGTAATCCAATTGGACGTGGGTTGTCCAAGTTCCTGTCGTGCGGGGAGAAAGAGTTACATGTCCTCCGCCGGCTGCCGTGTTTCCGATCGTAACCCAGTTCCCGGATGGTGATCGACCCGAATTGGCGATATAGAGCTTGCCGGCTCGCTCCACGGAACAGATTGGGTTGAACCGTGACAGAGTTGGCGATGAGATTATCAATTCATAATCTTCGCCGTCGTCGGTCTCCATGAAGATTTGACCGCCGGAAGACCAGATCAGCTTGCTCTTGTTGTGCTGATCTTCCAGAAAGCGGCAGGTATTCAACATCCAGATTTCAGACCCGGTAGTGTTGGGGAACACCTTCTCCATTCCAGGTCGCCCGCCGCCTCGCATGCGGCCGGCAATAGAATCGATTGGTCTGACGTTCAGGGCGTTGTAGCACGTCTGCTCGGCTTGTGCCTCAGCGCCTCCCACTCGAACAACGCCGCCGACTGGGAAAGGAAGAACTATCTCAGCCATGTGGCACTCACCGTTGTTAGTTGAGGATCATAACCTGAACATGTGCCTCGTCAGCAGTGGCGTTACGAATCGAAATTTTCTCGATCGTGTCCGCGGTTCCGCCGGCAAAGTCTTCCGTGCAGTTTGCAAACGCTACCTTGCTTGGCAGCAGGAATGGCATATTGGCTGGCACTCGCTGGACCCACACCTTTTTGCCGACTGAGTTATTTACGTCGCACACCATTTCGACGTCAATGTTTTTGTCGGTCAGGAACGCCATCGCCGTGAACGCCACGTTCGCCGACTCAGTCGAGGTCGCCTGCCATACCAGTTGCGTGCCGGCGGCAGCTAGTGTGTATTGCTTGTGGTCAACCTCTTCTGATGCGGTGAGTGTAACCGTGATGGCGTTCTTGTTTCCCAGTTGGTGCCGCACTCCTTTGACGAGTGCATCAACGGACATGAACAGATTGACTGTGTGCGACATGATTGGAATCCTTAACCCATAAACGCGATGATGATGCTGCCGGCAGCGTTGCCGGTAATTCGTAAATTTGGTGAGGTAGCAACGGCTTCTGGCATCGGGTAGCTTTCGCCGGCGGCAACAGTCAGTGTCACTGCTGCGCCAGCGGAGTCCTTGGCCGTGAAGTATGCGTCCGTTGACTTTGCCGTCTTTCCGTCCGTGGCTGTCGAGTGAGGCTGATCGTAAAACGTCAGCGTCGTGATCGACGATCCGGCTGGAATATAAATCCGTCCCCAGGGGAAACCGGATTTATCGATAATGGGAGTTGTCGCCACGCTCGTCGTGATCGAGATGGATGGCGTTGTTACGTGATCGCGAGACATGGACATTGAACACTCTCCTAAACTCGGGGCAGGACTTCCGTGCCATTAACATACACCGGACCCTGCGACCCTCGCAAATCCCATCGCCATCCATTTGAGGCGCGATTGAGATTGAGCGGAAGATTCTGGGGCGTGTTCAGTGATTGGTCCCGGTTGATGCTCGCCATTAATTTCGCCGTAAAGTCCGGCATTCGCTTGGGTTCTGCCGCGGCACACATTGCCGCCAGGACTGTTTCGTAATGGGATGGACCGCCGATTGCATACTCTCCAGGAGCGATGATGGTTGGTTGGATTTTTGCCAACCCCTCCACCTGCATCGTGCGGATTGGGTAAGGCCAGAACTCGATAACCTTGATCGATTCTGATGTCCCAAGCACATTCTCAACGGTTTCCGCTGCCATTAACGGTTCGTTGGAAATGTACGTGTTGCTGTACCGAGCGAACTGCAACGTCTGGAACGACACCATGTTCACCTGTGCGTACGAATTCACCGCTGCCGTGTCCGGCCGATAACGCAGGGGACCGTCGATTCCAAGGAACGAACTGGTCGTGCGGTACTTTGCGTGCAGCAAGCGGTAGGTAGCCGCAGTTGCCGCCAACGCTAGGTTGTTGGTAACAGCCAACACTGTTCCGCTGGTCCGAGTCACAACTGGAAGTCTCTGTCCTGAGATTTCCAGGTGGCATTCCGTGGCCCAGGTCGGAAAGGTTCCACCGGTCAATGTGGCGGTAGAGCCGGCGAGCGTGATCGTTCCCGTGGAGTACGGTGCATTGAGCACCATCGAGAACGTGGGGCGAGTGAAGCTCCAGACGTGCCCGCGATGGCTTGGGTCTGGAGTTCCTTCCGGCTGGAGAAACATTCGGTACCCACGTTGCAACCACGAATCAAACCGCTGAGCGGTGACGTGGTCCCAGGCAACGTAGTTCGGGTTGTCCCCGAGGATGGACGCTGCTTCCCGCATGAACCATTCATAGCTACCTGGATTAACCGCTGTCGTCGGCCAGGATACCGCCGAGCGTTTGATCGTGTCGGCATCCAGCATCTTGCTCTGCGCGAGACGTGCTTGGTACTCCTGCATCGACACCTGATCCTTGCAGTTCAGGTACGCCTCCACCTTTGCCATGACAGCGGCGCGAATAGTTTCTGAGTGACCGAATGCACCAACCGGTTTCGGGCTCGCTGGAGAAAGTCGGCTTGGCTGCATCATGTACGAGTACGTTACCGTGTACTCTGCATCCACGGGACAGTTGAACTCCAGTTCGTACTCTTGAGCACTGTCACCGTTCGTGGTCTGCGGCCGAATGCAAAAGTAACGCGGCTTGCCGGACGTTGAAGACTTGATTGATTGCAGTTGACCGTTCGGGATCTGCGTCAGCACATAAGGCGTTGACTCAACCCGGTAGAGCCATTCCGATGTTTTGAACTCACTGTCGGCGGGTATGGTGTAAATCTGCCTGCCAGTTGCCGTGATGAAACTTGCCGTTGGACTCAGGAAGGACCACGGGCGCGGAGGTGTTTCGCCCATCATTTCCGAAAGGAACTGGCGATACCCGTTGTTAATCATGTCGTCGACATCGGTAAATGCCGTCGTGCGATCATCGTCGGACGACTCCATCAGCATGTACGCTGTGGCAGTTGAAAGAGTGACCGACGTGTCCGAGAGGACTAGGATCGTGGCGCTGGTTCGTGAAGCAACGCCGTAGATGATCCCGTTCAGGTTGATTGCTGATTGACCTGCCCACGCTGGGAACTGACCAGAGGAAAGAGTAACCGTTCCAGACGCAACGGTTACTGTTCCCTGGTAGTAGATGCGGGCTGAACCGAGGGTACGAATGGCTTCTCGCATTAAGCCGAAATAGTCAATCGTCAAGTCTGCCACGGTTCAGTTCCTTGTCTACGCGGGGGCGGTCTCTTCCTCGGGGCCAGCTTCGATCATACCAGCCACGTCAACGATTGGTAAATCATCGTCGTCCCGATCAATGATAACCAAATCCGTTCCGTATCTTTTGTCCCGCCCCTTCTTTGGGCCCGTCATCGTTCGCACAATGACCGTTCCGTCTTCGCCAATACCGCGGAAATAGGCTTTTATGACACCGTTACGCTCGGTGTTCACCTGGACGATAGTGCCGGGTTCCACCCTGGAGAACGGGTGATTCGAGACATCGGCTACCGTTCCATCAGACTGGGGTGCAGTCGGGGGTGGCTCGGGAATATCATACTTGTACGACTCGGGAACGACGGTGGCATTCGGGAGTGCTTCCGGTGGGATGAATGTTTGCATCCACTCGGGGATAGTTCCAGCCGGGTACAGTTCGACCTGATGCACAGGGACTTCTCGAATGTCGTGCCGGTCACCCTGGAATGCGATTTTCTCGAATCCTTCGTGCGGGGAATGCCCCACAAAGATTCCGCCAAATACGATACTTCGATCGACTGATCGCACAACCTTGACGGGCGTGCCAACATCCACGCCGGCCAGCGGACTGATAACCACCTGCGGCGCTCGAACGCTTCCTGTTAGGACAGCGATCGTGATAAGCATCCCGTCTTCCATTGGTCCAGAGCGAATATGGCTGCGGGCACGCTGGAACTCACCGTACACCATACGAAGTTTCGGGGAAAATGGCTCCCCGCAAATACGCGCCAGCGTTTGCTGGTCCTGTTTGTGCATCATCGACATTGACATTCTCCAATTCTCGGATTCTCGGATAACGAAAAAGGGCCAGCAGGTCCGAGCACCCACTGGCCCCTCTTGTCGGGATTCTAGCCCGCCAATGCGCTAGTTGTCACTAGGCAGCACGGTTTTGGTACGCATGGAACCAGTCCATGTCCAAGATCGGCTGCGTCGTTCCACGCGATTGAACAACAATCGTCGGCCGCAGTTGCGCGGTGGCGATGTTGGTCGTGATGACTTCCGAGGACAACACGCCGTTGACCCAGAACTTGACCTTGCTGGAGGTGATGAGCATCCCCAGTTTCACGGCGGTCGATGCCGTCAGTGTGGTCAAGGTCGCGGTCGACGTGGCACCCGAACCGCCCTTGCTGGTTCCGGTGATCGTGTTGACACCCAGCCCCACAAACCCGATGGCTTGCGAAGACAACGCCGACGATGCGATCAGCGTGGTATCGGTGGCAGCCAACCCAATAAAGTAGTTGCCGGCCGTGCTGATTCCGCTGGGAGCCTTGATGCGGGCTTCCAGGTAGATCTCGTAACCCTTCGTCGATCCCACAAACCCTGCTGGACCCCATTGGATGTTGGGGCCTTGCGTGGTCGTCGTTGCTCCCGAGTCAATGGCCGCGATGCCACCGGCTTCTTCCTTCAGCGTGATAGATCCCGACGTCGCCTGCGTGAGCGTGTACGTAGGTGCCAGATCATTGAAATCCGTGCTGAAGAATGTTCCCATCCCGCACAGTTCCAAAACGCTTTTCCCGAGCGCCGGGCACTTTGCCCACAGGTCTCGCGATGGGGAGAGGATATCGTTCTCCCCCGTGTACAAAATCGTCGTCATGCTATTTACCTCGTAAAAAATGATTGGATCAAACTGAAACAACGTCCAGGTGAATGGACTATGCCTGATAGAGCACGAAGCTCGATCGGCGATCGTCGGCGGTCAACTGCAACGTCGAGTCGAGATTGACAGCAACCATGTTGTGGGAGTCGTCGCGGACGCGTGGGCCGCTGCGAACCATTTCCCGGCCCTGCTGGAAGTACAGCTTCGTAGCGCCCCAGTTGACACCGTAGAACGGATTGGTGCTGTCGTAACCGTCAGCCCCCGAGTCCGTCAATTCCGGCACCCAGCTAATTGGGATGCTCTTGTACATCGGGTCGCCCGAAGTTCCGCTCAAGTCGCGGACGGCTTCCTGGCGAGCGTCGAGATACTTGCAGCATTGTTCCCAGATGTCGAACGTCGTGTAGTACGTGTACATCGGGTCCGCCGCCGAAGCAGCACCGCTGGACTGCGGATAGTTGTGCGCGGGACGGAACCGGCAGAACTCGGTCATCGTGCGCAGCTTCGTAATGAAGTCGTCGCGTCCGACCGTGCGGTACGTGCCAGTGCCGTTGCGCCACTGACGGTAGGTGTCAGCGTCCACATTGCCGGCACCCGAGGCAAACCCCGAAGGATTCGCACCGTAGTGACCGAGCGTTGCGGCCTTTTGCAACCAGAACGGGATGCCACACAACTGTTGTGGGGCAGCGCCCGATGCGGCTGCGGTTGGAGCGGTCCAGAACGCCGTTTCCAAGAGCTTGAACCAGTCGGTGTACATCGAGTGCTCACGCATCAGGATGGCATCGACCAGCATGAACTTGTCGTCGCTTTGGAAGTCCGGTTCGCGGACGTCGTACGTCATCGAAGCGGTACACATTGCCCAGGCTTGAAGCCCGGTCGTGGCGAGATTCTTCACTTCGTAAGAATCTTCGTCGTAGAGGGCGGTCCACTTGGCGGTGTTCTGGTTAGCGATTTGCAGCTTCCAGGTCACCTGGGGACCAGACTTGATGTTGACCTTTTTGCCACGGAAGAACCTGTCGACGATCGTGTAAAAGTTTTTGTCGTCGGACAGGTCATTCCATGAGCGTTGCGAAAGAACTGTGTCATACGTCAGTTCATGCAGGTCATTGATTTCGGTAGGTAACAAAGGCATCCGGCAGTCCTCCTATTGGGACTACGGAAGCCTCCGCTGTTTGAACGTCTCAAACAATTGACTGATCTGATCGCTCGCTGCTGCTGCATGCGAGTCGCGTCGATCGCCTTTGAATGGTTTCTTGGAAGCTGGCGCTGTGGCCGGTGCCCCTCCTCCCATTCGTCGTGTCGCTTGCTTGGTGACCTTCTGCGCGGCAGCGTCCGTAGCCATTTTTTTGTATTGGTCTTGGAACACTAAAGCGTAGGCTCGCTCCACCAAGGTTTCGTTGAACTCTGGAAACTGTCCGGTTAGCTCCACGACATTGTCTACGACCGTTCGTAAACCACTGCCGACGAGTTGCTTGAACTGTTCCCACTGTTCCGGAGTCCGCGTTTGTGGCTCCCCGAACTGCTTGGTCAGATTGAGCTTTTTAATCGCAGATTCGATGCTGCCAATGTCTCGGCGTTGACGCTCGGCTTGCTCCATTTGGGCTCGCTGGTTGAACGTCTGCTGAGTCGCGGCTAATTGCTGCTGGAGTTCCTGGTTGATACGATTCGTCTCTTCCAGTTCCGCTGCCATCGTTTCCAAGCCATCGACCAACTCGGGATTGAAGTTCGCTTCACGGAGCTTGTTGACAATCTCGCGTGACTTGGGCTTCACCGCTTGTGGCGGTTCCTTTGCCGGTGGTGGCTCTTGCGATTGGGCCTGCTGCTGTGCTGCCGGTTTAGATGCGTCGGCTTGATTTTGCACCGCTTGTTGTTGCTGCATCCGGCGTCGACCCAAAACAAGGTCTAGCTGTTGCACCAACGATCGCACTTCTTCAAGTGATTTCCCGGTGACGTCGTCGGGATGAAGGCCACTTTGTCGTGCATACGCCAGCACTTCTGGTGCTGTCGTTTCTTCGCGAACTGTTCCGGGTACAGGCTCCGGATTAGCCGCGGCTGTATCCGGGATTGTAGCTTCCGCCGCCGGTTGTGCAATAGTATTTTCCGGTTCAGGGTCTTCATTCGCCTTAGCTTCGGCTACCGAAACCACGTGCGCTACTGCGTCTGCGCGGCTTGCAAAACGCTGTGGTTCAGTCTTTGCTGGTTCGGTAGTTTGCGACTCTGGACTGGAGTTGGTCGTATTTTGCTCCGAGCTTTTTTCGGAGAGTTGCGCGGTCGACATTCTTTTTTTCCTTACGCTTGGCAGACTTGGAAACCTCGGTGACGCTGCCAGATCCAGCCGAGGAAAAATCACCCATGTTGAACGCCTTGAGGTAGGCATCCTTGTTTCGCGGTCCCTTGAAAATCACGTTTCCATTGGGCTGGACCTCTACCCCTGACAAGCCGAGCGCCTTCACCTCTGCCCTGCGTTCGGCTGCACAGTGGGCGGGTACTCCGCATGTTTCGTACTGCTTGGATTCCCATGCCTGCGTGTCGCGAGCCATGGCGTTTGCCAGTCCTTTTCGGCCTTCGACTGTTTTTAGATCCTCGTCGGTCCGCCTCATCGTAGGTTCGCAGTGCGCGTCGAGTTCTGCCTTGGTGACTTCACGACCGTTGAGGTAGTAGCGGATCCCCATTTATCTATCCTTGGACTTGAGGTTGTTGTGAACCCGCTGATGCCTGAACGAGCATTTGCTGCGGGGAGTTTACTTGGGCCTGACTTTGACGAACGTATTCAGTCCGCGATGGACCGCCGCCGCCAGTGTTCAAGAGCGGGGTTGGACGCTGTTGCTGCTGACCGGGTGGCATACCTTCGGTTGGCATGGTCAGTCGCGATTCGAGCCCGATACCATTGACCGTAATCAGGTCGCGAAGAATTGGGCACCGCAGAACCTTGGCTTGGTAATCAGCTAAGAGGCTGAAATCGATCCCAACTCCCATCTGGGACAGGATTGGCAACGCCGGCAGGTAGACGCTGGTGATGATGTTCGTCACCTCGGACAGCTTCTCTTCCGGAGTCTTGTATCGCATCGAATCGACTTCGATCTGGAAGTTGTATTGCCAGAAATCTCCCTCACGTTCCTCGGGGCTCCAACTCATATCGATCGGATCAAGCCCGGGAAACTTATGGCTTCCGGTAATGTGCTTCGTCGAATCAACCCACAGCATCCAGCCCAACCCAGAAACAATGAGCTTCGCGAACGTACGGACCTGATCGCCCATCTTTTGAATGATCGTGTTGTTCGAGTCCTTGATGAGCTTGTCTTGCCCGTACGTTGCGGACTGAGGACCGAGACCTGCCATCGCGTCCAGGTTGCCAGCCGCGCGTGAGAATGCCGCTTCGAGTTCTACCATCGCCGCCGCGGTACCCTGATTCACGCCATTGAACGACATTTCACGCATGGACTGGACGTTCATTACCTTAACCGGTTGCATGTGCTGAGCATTGACAACGGCTTCCGGATCGCGCCCATCGCCCTGGTACGCCAGGATGGTTTTCTGATTGATGGCGTCCAATGTGTTCTTACGACGCATTTCCTCTGCTGCGTCAACAATTGGCCCGAGTGTAGCGGCCAAGGAAACCGGCATGATGTTGTCGGGCACGTTGAAAAAGCTAAGCCGATGGAACGGGCCTTCTTCGGGACCGTCGAAGTCGTCCTCAATGAGCGGTGCTAAATCTTTCTGCTTTTTCGACAAGATAGCCCATCGACCTTCCTTTGGCAGATAGACGTCCATCAGGGTGACCATGTCTTCCAGGTCATCATGGTCCATGCTCCCTCCGTCCGTGGAGATATCTGAAGCGCGCTCGCCGTTGTTCTCGCTGAACTTCGAGTCGCTGAACAGTTGTTTCCGGACCTCCGGGTTAAACCGTTCGTCGTTCATGGCGTCTTCCAGTGGCACGCGGTACGACCAGCCAATCCACCGCATGTTCTCCCACTGCTTGGCAGGCAGGTCGAAACACGTATCGTCCAGCGAAATACGCTCGAACGATGGCTTGCCGGCGTCGACGAGGATTGAATGCGGCATGGCATGAACTGCAGCACGGTACCGGAACTGAGCTTCCAGCCCCATCGACGGGTGCGGAGGTGCCGGCAGGTCTGGGTTGGGGATTTGAACCACGTTCCCAGGGGCGAAGGCCACGCGCGCGAGACCTATCCCGAACAGTGCATCCTCCACGACAGCCCTGAATGTTTCCTGGGCTTTTACCTCTTCCAGCAGATTGTTCGTGGCTGTCTCGTACCGCAGCGCGAACGGTGCCAAGTCCCGCTTATCCGTGGCAATGTTCACTTGCGGACGGTTGGCTGCCAGCATAAAGCTATAGGTGGACACCAACGTGAGGGTGTGGTTGACCAGCACTTTGCGGGCTTTACCACGAATCCTTTCACCGTACTCCGACCCAACATAGCGATTGATCGCCGCCGTGCGCTTGATGCGAAACGGGCGAAGAAGCTGATCTGAGTTATCATACGCTCGCCAGAAACGCTGACGGTGGGACGGATTGGACAGTGTGAACATCGTTAGTCCGTATGGAAGTGAGGGCGGTAGCTCTCTGACAATCGTAGGCACTTAGAGGGAATCATGTCAACTGACGCACGTTCTGCATGGGATCTGCTTTCAATCGTAAAAGACCAGCCAATGCCGACTGGAACGACGGATTGGTTCTACCGCACACTGGTACCAAAGGACTATGTAGAAAACCTGAAATTCCGTGAGCGACTGCTCAGACTCTGCTATCGCAGCGATCGGTACATCGAGGATGTTCAGTGCATGTGCCGCCGGGATATCCTGTTTGAAATCAACTCTTTCGGCATTTTGTTTTCTCCAAAAGATCGGTCATCGTCGCCATACATTCCGTGGATTACCTACGACGTCCAGGACAAATGCTTCTCGGAAATCATCGATTCTTTGGACGGAACAGCATCCGAGGAAGTTCGAGCCCTGGACTTAACCATCCCTAAGACACGCGAAGTCGGCGGAAGCTGGATGGTCGTGGCTGCCTTCGAGCATCGCTGGAGGCACTTCAAAGGCCAGTCGTTCCTGGTCACTTCCCGCAAGGAGGACTATGTCTGCAAAAAGGGTGACAAGGATGCCCTGCTCCAAAAGGCTGAGTTCTACACTCGGCAGTTGCCGTTCTTCCTGCAACCGAAGAAGTTTGAATTGATCCATACCACAATGACTTACTTCAACTACGAGAAGGATTCCCTTATCTCGGGTGAAGCAACCGTTGAAAACCTTGGTACCGGTGGACGTCGAACTGCAATCCTGATCGACGAAGCGAGCAAGATGCCGAATGCCAAGAAGATCTTTACATCGACCCGTGACGTTACTCGCTGCCGGATGTTCGTTTCTTCACCGAACGGTCGTGAAGGACTTGGAGCTCCTTTCTTTCACAAGGTCTGTAATCCGAGAACGAGGAAGTTCTGGATTCACTGGTCCGACATTCCAGCGAAGAGGAAGGGCCTTTACTATCTGGACGACAAAGGCCGGCGCTGCGAGTACGAGGAAGGCTGGAAGTGGCAGGACGATTACGACTTCGATCAAATGTGCTTCTCGGGAAGGAAGCCGCGGTCGGACTGGTACGACAACGAGTGTGGGCGCGATGAAGATGAAGCGGTCACGGCCCAAGAGTTGGACCTCAACTTCAATAAGGCAGGCTTGTCATACGTGAGCGAGGATGTTGTTTCGCGGTGGATCAAAGAGCACAGCCAGCCTCCGGTGATGTGGGGTGCCGTGTCGGTCGACCCTGACACCTGCGCAGTTACGTGGCATCCGCAGGAGAATCTTACCGATGCACCATTCTTGCTGTGGTTCGACTTGCTGTTGGATGAAGAGACTGGTCGGTACAAGGTTCCCCTGGGAGAGTTCATCATCGGTGCGGACATCGCGGCCGGCACAAGAGGTATTCACGCTTCGTACTCTGCGCTTTCGATTATCAATCGCAGGACTCGAACGCAGGTCGGCAGACTGTGCCTACGGTACCAAGACCCAGCGAGCTTCGCGCGTATCTCTATTGGGGTGTGCCGCTGGTTCCACGAAGCTCTGCTTGTTCCTGAAAAGCAAGGTTCGCACGGCAAGGCGTTCATGGACGCCATCGAAACAGATCCTGCGATCGGAGGCTACTGGAATCTCTACCGCACCAGGAAGAAGGATATCGGGTTCGAGGTGGTGACTGATAAGGTAGGGCTCGCCAATACCGATGGTGGAACGCAGATTATGAATAACTTGGTTGACGGTATCAACACGAAGAACATCAAGATTCTGGATGCGACAGTGTTCAAGGAAATCGGCCAGTATCAGATGGGCGCTGACGGGAAGATTTTCCATACCGGGGTGCGATCGTACGACTTGGCTGGCAACAAAGGCAAGACGCACGGTGACGTTGCGATCGCAACTGCTTGCGGTTACGAAGAACTTCGTCGCGTGGGAAGAGAGCTTACGGTAGCCACGGCTGACACTGGAGTTCCCGAGAAGATTCCAGCCAACTGCCCGTACGCTCGAATGAAGGCACGGGAGAAGGAAGACGCGTTTACGCTTTAGAGGAAGAAATGGTTGCGAAGAGTGTTGTTGGATGCTGGCGTCACTTCCCAATCGGCAGACGCTCGCCCGCTGCCAGCGTTGTAGATGTAGGCGATGTCGTCGGCGGTCCACTCGCCTTCATAGACGGAGGTTTGGCCAATAGTTGCTGCCCAGCTATTTGGCTCTCCAACAAGTAACTCACCAATATCATCATTGAATGTCGCGCTACTTCCAGTCGCAACTAGCGAACCATTGACATACAACTTGACAACCCCTCCACTGCTACGGGTTGCTGCCAAAAAATACCAAGTATTGACGGAAATAGCGACCGAACCCGAGACATTTAAGGTAGTTCCGCTGCTGTAGCGGTACACTTGCGCAACATCATTAAGTGGGTGAATGTTTAGGCTGATATCTCCGATAAATCCACCGCTTTGAATGTCTGTTGTTGATACTGCTGTTTTAATCCACTGAGTAATTGACCACGCACCAGCCCCAAGATTGTAAGCACCAGCGAGACTCCCAATACTTCCATCTGACGCCAGTCCGTAAGCAGGCTTTCCGCTAGCCGTAGTCGTACCCAACAACGTAAGGTGCTTCGAGCCAACTAGATCATTGCCGGTGTTGTTGAATTCCCAAAGGTGCGTAGGTGCAGCACTCAACATAAGATCACCACTCCCTGCTGTTGCCAGCGTTTCACTGACTATTCTTTCGAGTATTCAACTTCCACAAAACAATGCTTTCCGAACGGCAGGTTTTCGACTTCAATCGCGAAGTCCTTGCCTGATGGTTCATTGTCCGGATCCCAGCCCAATTGCTTCGACCCGTGCCAATCCAATTGGCCGGTCACGAAGTGCTGGAAGCCCGTGCTTGTCCAGATGTCGTGAACCATCACCTTGATCGGCGTTTCGCTGTTGGTCGAAACCGTTACTTGGCTCAGCGTAACGCGAGTCTTTGCGGCAGTCGCAGCCGTTGGCAACTGGAATTTGTACGTTGCGTTTGGCGAATTGTTGTTCGCGTAGAACTGATGGCGGTACTTCATGGTTCGTCCTAAAAAAGAGTTGTTTGTTTCTTCGCGTCCCGCATGATTTCCACCCACTCGACCAGCCTTTTAATCTCTGGTTCGGATGACGTATCGTGATTTCTCACGATGAGCATCTTGGACGGGTCAAACTCGGGAACGCTTTCGACAGACCCCTTATACGACGAATCGCATTCCTTTGCAAGTTTTCCACGGGCCTTCCCCCGGGGACATTTATCGCATCGAGCCACGCAACTCCTGTAGTTACCGGGAAGTGGCTCTTTATTAAGAATTGCTTCGATTGCCTTGTTTCCCCACACGTAGACCCTTCCCAGGTCCAAGCACTGATGGCAGGTGTATCGCCGCATGTCGTCGACGGTCACACCTAGCTTTGCGTCCAGAAATCTTTGGACTTCCGTTTTCGACTTGCCGGCGGCGTACATGTTCGATGCTTCATCCATGATCGCCATGACGCCAGTGATCGGCCTTCGGTTTCTTGGAACGTACTCCTCAATGGGAGCTTCCTCGATCAGTGGCTTCCGATTGTCGAATGCCAGTGCATGGCGTCGAACAACTTTGGGAATGAAATCCACCGATGCCGGGAACTCAAGATCCCCGCGGTGCATTGATCGGATGGCATCCATCGCGCCAATGAATGACACGTCTTCCAGCGTTTCAAACCATGCGGCCGAAAGTGCTGACAACTGTTCCTGGCTCTTATCCTTCTTGAGCCATTCGAGTCGATCGCCAAACCGGGCATCCAGTTGAGAAGCCCAGCGTCCGAATTCTTCCTTGTTCATTTCGACTCCCCAATAATCGTCCTAAATGGTATTAGCCGCCCGTTT